CATGGGCCTTTTGTGTCGCCTCGATCATCGTAAAAAAGCCATCCATCAAAGGCTTTTCGTTGCCGTCACGATTGAACAGTTCCAGGCGGGCCGCCAATACCTTGCCAAGCTGTTTGGTGGTTTTGGTCAACGCCTTATATATATTGGTGTAGCGGGCCACCAGTTCGGCCCGCTGCTCGTCGGTTTGAATCAGTTTCATGGGGTTTACTCCTTATGCGTATTGCTGAACCACTTTTCGAGTCGGTCCGTTGCTGCTGAAGTCACTTACAAAAACGTCGATCATCATTCGTTTCAGTTCTGGCAGTGCGTTTCGGACGCCTTCCTCGTCGCCACCATTGATCTCGATGTTTTGCGTGACGCTGATATTCTGGCCACCCTTGGACATGAAGTCCTTTAAATCCTTATTGAGATTCGCATCAACGACACGCTCATTCTTTTTCAGAAGCCACGTGCCATCCTCTGGTACACTGGTGATACCGCTATGAGCCATGCCAGCCAGACCGCTGCCGGCCACAAAGCTGCCCATTACTGCCGCGCCACTTAGTGCCTCTGATGCAGCCATCGACCATTTAGCGGCCCCTGCCGCATTATCCTTTGCAAGCTCAACAACCCACATGATGCCGGCAAAGGTTGCTTCCATCAAAAGCCTGGCCGTCTTGCTTGATGCCACGGCCTTCAGCTCATCCAACATGGACTTTGCCAAATCTCTGACGCTCATCTTGCCCGTTTCGGCAAACGCATAGAGTGCATCGGCCAAGGGTCCGGTCAAGGCATCAGTAAAACCGGAAAGGTTTTCCTCCAACTCTTGGAAGGTTTCGCCCATGAAGTACTTGACCTCTTCCCATTGCTCAAAGGAAGAGATCAGGTTGACATTCTCAATCGATAACTGTCGGAATAGTTCAATCAAACTTTGCAGTTCGGTATTATTCTCGAACTCTGCAAACTGCTTTTTCAACTGGTCGGCCACAAAGTCTGCATCCTTCATTGCAGCCGTAAACGAGTCAACCCCAATAATGGAGTTTTGAAACGATACCTCATCAACGTATCGTTGCAGGCCGTCCAGGGCGTCCTTGAGACGATCGGCCTTTGCCTTTGCTCTATCTGCGCTGCCATCGTCAACGGTGCCGGAAGTGCCTGAAAGGTCAACTTTCGGAATGCTGCCCCCATCGCCAAAATTACCCTTGGCCAAATCCATCCACTTGACGCCGTCTTGGAATATCCTGGCACGGTCGCTGATAAGCTGCTTCAGCTCTGCGTTGCCTCGATCGACTTCCTTGTTCAAATTCTCGTTTCTGGTGAACAGGTCAACGGCCATTGCATTGAAGGATTCGCTTAAGCTACTCAATACCTCACGAATAGGATTTGCAAGGAAGTTGTCTTGACCGACAAGGCCGACTGCCGAAGCGTTTAAGGCATCGCGCATGGTCATGGCGATGTCCATCAGCTTCGTGTTGACCAGAATGCCGATGTCTCGATAGGCTTCATCCCATGCCACCACAAGCTTCTTTAAGACGATCTTGGCGTCAATATACATGAGCTGATAACCGCTCAGGCTGGCCCTTATAACGCCATAACCTTGCAATGACCATTTGCCAATGGTGTCCTGCAAATCCTCCCATGCGGCCTTCCAGCTTTGCAGGTGGTCGTATTGGGTTGCGATCTCGCCGCCAAGGGCCGGCATTTTGGCCTTCATCTGTTCGACTGCCGCATTGACCAGAACTTGCTTTTTCTCAACCTCGGTCAGTGCCCTGCCATACTTCTTTTGAGCATCGGCCATCAAAGACACTTGATCAATGATAATGCCAGCATCGTCCAGCATGAGAACGCTTCCTCTTGCAAGGCCGGTCATAATGGTCGAAACGAGTTGATCAAAGCTTTTGTCGGTCGCCTTTGCGTATTTGCTCAAATACTCCATCGAAACGACAATGGCGTCAAAGTCCATGCCTGCAATCATGGCCTGGACTGAATTGGTCATGGCCTGCATTTCGGTCAATGCGCCCTTGGTCGCCTGCTTCAACTCCTCGATCATCGCCTTTGCATTTCTGCCGGCATTGTTGGCCAGCTTGCCAAAGGTGCTTTCGATGTCTACACGCTTGGCGCCACGCTCAACTTGATCAAAGACGGCCAGGGCTCCTTCACGCAATGCCCTCAGGCCCACGCTTGCGAGGCTTGCAGCTTGATTAAGTGCAATGACTTTGCCCTGGAAGCGGGTGATGCCGCCAGTGGCCGTATTGATGCCGCTGCTAAACTGCGATGTGTCAAGTACGACACGCCCTCGTAGTTGCCCAATGTCCATTATCTATTCTCCCTGTATGACCTTTGGTCGGGGTTGTGTTCTGCCAATGTTTGAAGTGACACAAAATGAGTTTGGTATTGAATGGCCTTGTGCCGGAAGTCGCCCAACTTGTGCTTGACGGCCTCGATGGCATATGAGGAAAATTTCGTTCCTCTGTTTGGGTCAAAGTACTTTTTACAATTGCAGACCGCATAGGCCACTTCTGAAAAAACTTCATCATAATCGACATGAATGCCTTGCTGTTGTAGAATATAAAGCCACTTCCAGGCATATGATTTAATGAGGGTAATCAACTCATTGTCGTTATTTTGGTTCATTGGTCGCCTGCTCATTTGCTTTGCCTCGCTGCCCATTGCTTTCTGTCCCTTTGTCGCTTCGCCTCAATTCGTTCCTGGGCCTGTTTGGCTTCATCAGGGGTTGGCTCCAAGAAGGTGGTCAAGCCTGCCTTTATGCGGTCAGTGGCATCAACGATCGCATGATTGACACGGTGGACGGTTGCACCTTCCATGTCTGAAATTTCCTTGACTGAAAGGTCGAAAATGTCGTGCATCAAAAACCATCTTTGGCCCTTGGTCAGCTTGCCAAATTTGGCGCCGTTGCGCCTCTTGATCGACTCAAAACGCTTGATGGTGGCCTGTCGGTTGTCTGCATAATAGAGTGCCTCAAATAGCCTCTCCTTGGACCTCTTAAACATGGAAACGACCGTATCAACGGAGACTTCCAGGTCGCTGGCGATGTCTTCATATGGCCGTCCAAGAAAGAAGCGATTGATAAACACGGTCGTCTGACTCAATTGGGGTTGATAAGAAACAAAGGGGTTTTCCGCTTCTGTAGAAAACGGGTCAATCTGTCGCCTTGGTTCGTCATCATCGGTAGGAGTCGGACCGGCATATTGGTTAAGGTTTGTCTGGTTGATCTCATGGCGATGGTTCTTTGACTTGATGGTCCGAATAGGGGTGTCATCCTGGCCGGTTGTGTTGCGCTCATAAAAGGGTGTCTTGTTATCCTCTGTCAATATCGACTCAACGAAAGCGCATGGTTCTTTGCAATTCTTTCTATGCCGACACTTGGCGCACATATCTTGATAATCTTCTGGAAGCATTTACGGTGTCCCTATACAAAAATAGGGGCCATTTCTGGCCCCTATTATCGGAGAAGGTCATGACCAGTGACCTTGAAAGTTATTTGCTCAAATAGGCGCTGAAATTGATACCGGTCGCAATTTCGCCGTCAACGTCGGTATACACTCGCACATAAGGATAAATGGTGCCGTTTTTCTCGTTGCGGAAAGGCACGGTGTAGCGGCCCACTTCGGAATCCTGGCCGGCTCCAACAACTTCCGCAGCTCCAAGCTCAAGGATCGCCAAGGTTTCAATGTCAGAGGCAAAAGTAGCGGACGAACTGCCCTGCAATGCAATGACATAGATTTCATCGTTGGAAGCAATCTCAAGGGCCGTCACGTCAATAATCAGGCTGCCCTCAACCAGTCCAGCGCCAAGGTTGACGATTTTGGCCACGCCATCAACGGTACCGGCAGCATCAGCCGCCACAAGGCCGGCATCTTTTAAAATGTGAGTACTATCAATCATCGGTTTTACTCCTTCAAATTTTTAAGCGCCCTTGCCTATGGGCATCGGGGGAGTCAAGGTCAAGGGCGCTTGTTATCAGTGATTAAGCGTTGGAAATGCCACGCAGGCGGGCCGCTGCTTTGGGGTGGAAAACGCCAATGCTGCAAATCCACTCGATCAAGGTCCGATACATGGTGTTTTGCAAGCCAAGGTCAAGCACGTCCATCTGGCCGGCCTGGATGCCGCTTACCCACTCCTCGGCACCAAAACGCACGGCATAGATGGAAGTCGTCACATTGTCGCCACCATCATCAAGGTCGGGCTCAGTGAAGCCAAGGATCTCAGCGCCGTCTTTGTCCTGTTCGACAACGGCAATGGGAATGCCGGCATAGGCGTTGATCTGACGGCCAAAGGCATCGGAAACGACTTC